ACCGTCATTTGTATTGAAGATGCTGTAATCACCCTGTTGGGTGTCATACTCCATCAACGTTGCACGAGACATAACCTCTTCCCGCTGTCCAAATGCAACAGCCTCAGAGGAGCCCACAGAGCGTCCGGCGAAGACATTACCTGCTCTAATAGTGATGTACTCCTTAGCAGCTTCAGGAAGATCCTCGAAGTCAAATAGCCAGGTCACATCTAGGTTCTGTGTTCCAACGAATGTGTAGGTATGAGCAGCCTTGTCATAAAGCTTGCCACTACGAATTACAAGAAAGCTGTTCGTAGGCCCATTACTATCAAGAGCCAGAACGTTCGTAGGGATGGCAATACAGCCAGAACTATCGGCTGTAAAGGGGTAGGCATATTCAGTGTTAAATATCCACCCTTCTGATTGAACAGCAATGTTAACCTCAGACAAGACAACTTCAGCCATCTCGACCAAAGGGTTTCCGTCTTCTAAGTTTGTTGTTGGAGCTTGACCAACATTAGTAAGAATCCTATTTACTGCAGCAAGTTTTGTTGTTTTAGTAGCCATTTATTTCTAGGGAATGAGAAGCCCCGAGGACCCGAAGGTCCAAGGAGTTATTTATTAAGCAGCTTGGAGTGAACCAGCAACGGAGACACGCAAGGTGTCACAACCCATTGCCATTTTCCCGACAATTAGGTCACCCTGGAATTGGACATTATAGTCCCCAGAGGTTGTTTCAATTGAAGGACCAATAGCTTCAACAGTGCCTGCACATTCCTTATGGAATACCAATCCGGCAAGGTTGGAGTTATCAACTACATAGCTGTTTTCTTCACCAGTAATTGCTGCATTATCAGTTGCATCTTTGCCATACTGGTTAGCCAATACATTGGACTTATAGATACGAATACCGGCGATAGAGTAAAGACCCTTGCCGCTATTCATGTCACCCTGGGTGTTACCGATTTCACGGTTCAGGATGTTTGTATCGACAGAACTAATCAAAGAATAGTATTGACGTGGGCTGAGGATTGCACAGCGTCCGTCTTGGGGAGCAGACCTCTCATCAAGTACAGCAGCAGCTTCAAAGAAGCCGTCCACAATTGCTTGAGCGTTGTTAGTATTGCCCGATCCGATGTTAACTTGGAAGCCGCCAGGCTCACCAGTAACAACAGAAGATTCGGTTGCTCCTTTAGCAATAACCCGTGCAATACGGTCATCATAGTGCAGGGCTAATGCCTCGCCGATTTGCTTGGAGAGCTCAGACCTGCTGGAATATTGCGACAGAATCTCATCGAGATCGTAGACGAATTGGCTGCTATATAGCAACGCATCCATAACGATTGTCTTCTCGTTGCTCTTCAGTCCAGCATCTGGACCGATCGCTGTGCCAGGTACATGGTAGCCCGCATCGAGCTTACCAGTCAGCAAGAACTGTTTTGATTTGCCCCCACGCAGCGAATAGTTGCGAACAAGACCTTTAAAGATCGTCGCACTATTGAACGCATTGAAGACCTCTCCTGAGAACAGGGTAAGGGCTGTAGCGTAGCGTGTGGCGTAGTTTTGTGAGGGTGTACGTGAGCCATTGGCTACGTTATTACCCTGAAAGGCTGTATACGACATTATGTTAATTAAGAGATTTGTTAATGAATCAAACCTCTAAGCGCTTAGAGTTATTTAGTTTTATTGTCAGTGCTCTTTAACTTGAGCGAAGCTTCGCCAAAGGGTTATCCCTCGTAAGGGGCCGCAGTGGCAAAGAAGGGGTATAGGAGGACTATGCACCTCCCTGTCGGCTTACCGATACCCAAAATTACTTTTTCTTTTTCTTTGCAGTTTTTTTGTTGAGATCAGCCAGCTTCTTACGAGCTGCTTTTTCTTTCTCTCTATCATTAGCCATAGCATGTTTAAGGATCTCATTCCTTAGTTGCATTTTACGTGCTAAATTTTTGTGACTAGCTAATCCCATAATTTTATAAATAAAGAAAAAGGGAGGAATAAACCTCCCCAATAGACACCCCAGCCTTCCGGGTCCAGGGTTCCATAAACCGTCCCCTCAGGTTTTACAACCGGAAGGTACCTGTATTAGTTGCCCAGGGTAGGCACTTGCTTGAGGTAAGCAACACCGCGATAGGTGAGCTTGGCTTGTTTTGCTGCGGCCTTTTGAGTGTTAACGGCAGCACGTACTTCTACGTTTGTCATGGGGTTCTCCAAAAGACCAGCCCCCGTTCCATGGCTGGCAGTTATGCGCCCAATAGGGTGAACGAACTTTGGAGAATTAAAGAAGGTCGCCAGACCGGGCCAGCTTCTGTTCAACATCCTGACGGTATGCAGGATCTGTGGAGTAGCGAGGGTCAGCAATTGCTCGACCTAATTCAGCTTGACTACGGAATACCTTGCCTGTACTTGCAGCTTTTTTACCTGTGACCAATGGTGCCTCATAACCCTCAACAGACTTCCATCGATTGCTAAGGGCCTCCACAGCAAAGCTGAGGGCTGCTGCGTTGTTGGAGTTAGCTACTGAATTAAACGAATCAATTTCGTCAGCGCTTAGGTTTTGACCTGCCCATTGGATCATTTCTCCATAGGCTTCATCACCACCAACAGAGTCTCGGATAGTCTTTAACTGCTGAGCTGTTGCAACTTCCTGAGTGTTCTTCGCTGATTGAACTGCGTGATATTTAAAGTAAGTTTCAATTAGATCTTTACTATCCATTGAGGATAGCTTTTCCATATCGTCTTGCGTTAAACCACCAGCCTCATCAAATCGGGTAGCAATATCAGTAAAGGTCTTAACGTTTTCGCTGATCTCTACTGACTCTTCTGCTTCCTCCTCAGAGCCCTCTACAGGCTCCTCAGAGCTTTCCTCTTCATCATCAGACTCAGACTTACCTAACTTGCTTTGAAGCTCCTTGTAGGCCTTCAGGAGGTCTTCCTGGGATTTAAATTTCCCATCGATTAGTGCTACGTCTTCCTGTTCAGAATCACTCTGAGACATACGACGATCACGATCCTCTTCCTGAGCCTTGATTAGTTTTTCACCCTGCTCTAGTGCTGCAGTTTCTGCTGCCTGTTGCTCGGGGGTGGGACCCTCAGTAGGGTCAAATGCCATGCGGTTTGCCATATTAATATGTGGTAGAAGTTACGTTGCCAAAGGTGGGGCGAATCTTGTCCTTTTTGCCATACTTACCGGCTGTTGGTTTAGATGTACCTACTACCTTTTGTTTGACTCCATAACTTACGTTGTTGGTAGATAACGACTCATCAATGGGCACAGCTTCGTATGCTTCGTTGTGAGGTGTTTGTGGATTGTCAGCCTTAAAAGAACCATTAGGCTTGCGGGCTCGGCGGCGTTTGTTGGCTGCCTGGGTTTTGTTGTCCATCTGGATTCATCATTTGTTCAGCCATTGGAGACTTAGACAGTTGTCCAGCTTGCTCCAATAGTGTTTGTTGTTGTTGTTGTTCCTGTGCTTGCTGACGCTCTTGTCCAAGCTGCTCATCAGACTTAACCAAACCAAGTGATTCAATACCACTTGACGCTGCTAAGCGACGAAGAAACTCACTAGGGTCGATGTATTGCATCATCACTTCAGGACCCATACCTTGGGCAACTGTTGTCACAAACTCCATAAGAGCTTGGCGGTCTTGACCACGGCCAATACCATTTAAGCCAGCCACAACAGTAGGCAAAACTAAACCCTTAGGAAGTTTGGGAATACCCTCCTTACGTTGTAGGGCTTGGAGCTTACGGGCCAGATAGGGGCGTAGCAGGGTTACTGTCAGACCTGAATAGATACCACCGAGCTGTTCATTCAGCTCTTGTGCAACGGCATTTACTTCGGCCGCAGTTGTGCGTTCGCTGTCACGGACTGCTCCGTTCATAATCAAGAACGCCTCAGAGATTCTCTGGGTTAGGTTCTGGATCATCTGTTGGACTGTTCCAAAATCTGCGGTCTTGCCTACTTGGACAACACCTACATCATCTGGGCGGCCTTGAATAATTGCTCCGTTAGCAGCACGGGCTAAACTTTGAGGCTTAGTTGTAGCTGAAGGAGATACCAAAAATATTACCTTAGCCGCAGCCGACGAACCTTCAACAAGAGCTTGCATTAACTTTTCTAAGCTGGTGATATCTCCCAGGAACTCTTCTACACGACCCCTACCGTAGCTTTCGCCATCACATTGATTAAAACAAATCGGCATCCAAGGCGATGTTTTAATTGGCGAGGAAGATCGGGATCCAGGCATCACTTTACCGTCGCACTCTTGATACCATTTATGTTGTCCATCCTCGAGCTTGACGTGGGTATAAACCACAGCGTCGTCGCTTTGACCTTTATTGATTGAAGAGGCCACACCAAACTTAGGTCCGTCTTCGCCTACGGCGTTTGCGTCCTTGTCTGTGTCGAGAGGTTGGAAACCTTTGGGCAGGAGTTCACGGGAAACAATCTCTTTGGTTACGATCTCTTGCACGTTATCGTTACCATCTCGTGCAATGACATAGCGGTCTAAGGGGTAGACCTTAAGATTTTTCTTGGCGTCATAGATAAGAGCATTACCTGTAACTACCAGATGCTTCATTGCAACATGGAGCTGAACACGATCTGTGGTCTCAGCAATTTGCTGCATGACCATCCTTTCCATCTTGGAGAGAGCTTGATCGATCTGGCTACGCATCTCAGGCGTTGCGTCAGGGATTTTTTTTAGCTCTAAATCGTTTATTTGAAGTTTAAAAAATGAGGTATTCAGAGGGAACAAACTCAGCATCAGCTTTGCAGCTAAGACGTTGACGCCCTTAGCTCCTTGTGATTGCCAAGGTGTAGCTAACTTTTCACCATTCGCATGACCTTCATCAGTTAGAAGGTATGGAAGTGTGAGCTTGGCACAGCGACGACCAACGTCTAAGAATTGTTCTCTATCTGACCTCAGGGCCTCATAGCGGGCCTGGGCGTTTGCATTCATCGGTTAATAAGGCTAGATGTTCCTCGAGTGGCTCGACGTTGACGAGCTTTAGTTGACTTAGGTGTCCTAATAATTGCCATCTTGTTAGCGGCCGCTGTCAGCTCTGGGGCAGGAGGCGGTCCAATTTGCATTGGAGTTGGTGCCATAGGGGCAGGCAAAAGAGGATCTGATTTTGCGGTTGGCTTTTGAACCTTTGGAGGGGCACCTTGTTGAGGCATATAAACCGGTTGGTTCATCATCTTTTCCATCAACTCACGCTGTGTTTCAGCATCAGCTAATTGGTCTGCCCGCATCCGTTCATACTGCGCCTGCAACTTACTATCCTGGTCAGCAGTTTGCTGGTCATAAGTATTCTGCTCCATCCGTGCATAGATTCTATCTAGCTCAGATTGCTTATTAACTTCTCTAAAATTTAGATCATTGGAAGCCTGCCTAAAGGCTGGATCATCCATGCCATCACTATATCTGTTTCGCAGGACCTGTTGATTAACCCTTTGCATCTGTGAATCTTTCTTGATCTTACCAATACCAAGATCTTTCTGGGCTCTCGAGATCTCCGGGTCAGTATTAATCCCCTGATAGGGGTTCATTTTCTTCGGCTTTGGAGGAGAAGGGCTAGACATTATTCAACTTAGATAGAATGTATTCCACAACTGAACGCTGACCAGCTCGATACATGATCGTTCTGTCTTCGTCATTAGGTGTAGGGTTGATCGGTGGATACATATCCTCCAGCTCATCGACCAAGGCTTGGAGGTTTGATGAATTACCAGGAAGGATATTATCCATACTTAGGTAGATTTATGTTAGAGGTTTCAAAAAAGCTGGGCATTCTCGCTCTTTGCGTTTCAGCAAGTCCTGCAGCCTTGCCAGAGGCGTAGAGGCTGTCGCTTTGCTTGAGCCAGAAGTCTTTGTCAAGGTACTTGTCCTCAGTGTTAGTTGATAAGCCATCCATCACCCAAGACACAGTGGCCTTGCGTAGACGATTTAGGGCTGGGGTTGATACTTCACCCAGGTCTTTTGCACACATAGCGTGGAGAAGTACGTGGGTCTGTTCATCTCGTGAGATATCGGCAGATATACTTCTCAAGAACATATCTCCGTTGAATCTGAACATTGGGAGAAGTACAAAAAAGACTGAACGCTCAAGAATCGCCGTCTTGAGAATTGGATGTGACGGATCGCTGAGCCAAGCTTTGCGTATATTTTGGGCTTCGCGTTCATACTTTGGGTTAGTCCCGTGAGCGTCAACGACAAAAGACAAGGCCAAATCATGCTTGTCTTCATCTTGCATGTTTGATTGAAGGGCAGGGATGACACCAGGGTCATCCGGTAGATCCCGCTCAAGACCTTGGCTAAGCATCTCCTTTACAGGCAATTCAAGAGTCCTAAGAGCCAGTGCTCTAAAAATTGCATCTTCAGAGCCAGCTTTAAGTTCGCCTTTTTCACCAGCGACGGGGGTCCATGTCCTCTTACGGGACATCACTTTCAAATAGTTAGACATTTACTCAGCACAAGATGAACATAGAAGGGGATCATCTTTAGCGTCGAAGCCAAAGAGATCTGCGTAGTCGTCTCCCTCTAGCAATGACGCAGCATCATCCTTTCGGAGTGTGTCTGGATTTACTTGCAAGCTGTAATAAATAGAGGTTTGGGGAGAGTCAAACCAATCATTAATAAATTTATCGTCGTATGTAATTACGTCGCTCCAGGTGTTGAAACTGTAGCCATGGAACAGACCTGTTTCTTCAAAGGTACGGCAGATCTCGTCTGCGACCAACCGGTATGTGTCCCATCCTACCGAACTCGCAATTTCCACAGGACCGTAGTCGAAAGATGCAACACCATGCGTGTCACTATCTCTATCGACATGCCTGCTAATAGGAGGAGCAATCTCAGGTGCTGTTGTATATCCGTCGAGATCTTTATAACGGTATGAGCAGCTAGCTGTAGGGGCAATGGTAAACGCTCTTTCCATTTTGTTAAAACGAGCGATTTGCGCGGCTGCTGATACAGCTCGAACCCACTCTCTCGCCATAATAATTGCAGGAGTGATGTCTGTATCTGTTCCGTCATTGACTGCCTTAAGCGCTTCACCGAATTGAAGATAGGAAACACCATGAATACGAAGAAAGTTAGCTAAACCTAAAACACCTAGACCTACCTGGCGATCTTTCCAGGAAGGTAGATATTCACCAGTATCTCCAACCCCTGTCTTGCCATGTAGCTCACAAAGTTGAGACATACCTGCAGTAAAAGCAGGGACTAAGTCCTCTATATTACATTGACCGAGCTGAATGTGTTGTAGCAAACAAGTGCCACGTGAAGGAATTTTGATCTCTAAACATACATTACCAAAAAGTCTATTACCAAACCTATCATAGGTAATCTTGTTTAACCAAATATCACCAGATTGGATGGCTTTGAGGATTTTACTTCTTAATGGCTTTGACAAGGCATTCCAAGATTCACGGGTTACATCAATACATTTTTTAACCCAAGGTAGATCTTTACGTGGTGCATCTACAAACTCTTCGATATCATCATGCGTGGCGTCAATATGTATAACTACTGCGCCCCCCTTATAAAATCCGCCTCTGCGTAAAGTTTCATTAAGTCCACTGTATATCCTTGCAAACGACACTGGGCCTGAAGAGCAGAGACCCTTTCCATTCGTTGAACCCCTTGGACGGAGTTCAGATAAATGAACAGCGACTCCCGCTGAATTCCGTAGGGCATGGCTTGTGAATCGCCAGCTAGCCTCGATTCCATCGGCTCCCTCCATGGAGTCACTAACATTTATACAGGTGCATGAGACAGGTAATTTATTATTTGGATTGTCGAGCCAATCTTGTACTCGACCGGTGCGGGCAATAAAACGATCAGTCATTAAACGAGGTCAATAAGGGTGGGTTTTTTGTAGTTTGGGCCTTTGATTACCTTCCCGTCCTCTCGTTTGATCGGCTTGAGATCATCATCGAGTTTGGATAGGTTGGATTGATGCACACGGGTCAAGGCCTCATCCAGATCCCAGCCTGCGGTAGCGGAATACTGGTAAGCCACATACACCAAGTCAGCCAATTCTTTTAGACAGGCTTCTCTTGATCGTTGGTTCTGTAGATATTCATTAGCCTCACAGTGTGCCTCAAGGAACTCTTCGTATTCCTCAGATATCAGACGCTGTTGCATCTGTAAGGTAGAGGGACCGAAGTGATTGATTGGTTGCCCCATCAGCTTCCTGAAGGTCACTGCTTCTTTCTGGTGTTCGTACATCTTTAAGTGCTCGGTTGAGGTATGCGATTGCTTTGAGAAGGTCGTCTTCTCGGGATTCTCCTGGCTTGGCACC